ATTGTTAAAAAATTGAGAAAATTTTAACATAAAAGATAAATATGTTAAAAAAAGGATAAAAAATGGATAAAGAAGTAATAGAGCTATTAAATAAGGTGCAAACAGAGCTAAAAGCCCCTAAAGCACAAGAAAATAAGTTTGGTGGGTATAAATACCGCTCTTGCGAGGATATACTAGAGGCGCTAAAAGAGCTTGAGGCAAAGCATAATTTTTGCACGCTACTAAGCGATGAGATAACCATCGTGGCTGATCGCATATATGTAAAAGCTACGGCCAAATTCGTATGTGATAAGGGCGAAATAAGCGTAAATGCTTATGCAAGAGAGCCTTTAACAAAAAAAGGCATGGACGAGGCACAAATAACTGGCGCTACTTCAAGCTACGCTAGAAAATACGCCCTAAACGGCTTATTTGCGATAGACGACACAAAAGACGCTGACGCCACAAACACACACGCGGACGAGCCGAAAATCGAGCAAAAAGGCAAAGGTGCTTATATGACGCCAGAGCAACTAAGCGATCTAACTCAGCTTTGCGAGGTAACAAACTCGGAGATAGAGAAGCTAACGGCATATTATAAGGTTAAATCTTTTTCACAAGTGCCTTATGATAAAGCCAAAGCGGTGCTACTAGCTAAGCTTGAAAAAATAAAAGCCGAAAGCAAGAAAACGGCGTAAAGGATAATAAATGTTTATAAATTTAGAGCAAAACACACCAGAGTGGTTAGAGTATCGCAGGACAAAGTTTAATGCTAGCGAGGCTGGCGATGTTATGGGCGTTGGTTTTAATAAGCCTTATGTGCTAGCTCAGATCAAAAAAGGGCAAAAAGCCGTTTTTGAAAATCAAGCTATGAAAAACGGCAAAAATTACGAGCCTGATCTTAGAGCGTGGCTAAACAAAACAATGCACTATGATTTTATCCCAGTCGTAATGCAAAGCGACGATGACCCAAGATTTTCGGCAAGCCTTGATGGTCTAGATATTATGGCGGACACTATCTGCGAGATAAAATTTAGCGACGCTGAGTATAAACAAGTAAAAGAGTGTGGCGTGCCTAGTGAAAAATACTACTATCAAGTGCAGCACCAGCTATATGTGAGCGAGGCGAAAAAATGTATCTTTGCCGTCGGACACTTAAATGATGACTTTGAGCTAGAGGCAGTCACTTGTGAGATTTTGCCAAACAAAAAGGCGATTAATGAGCTAAAAAATGCTTGGAACACTTTTGAGGCGCAATACTTACAAGATGACGAAGCAAACAATGAGTGGCTGGAGCTTGCAAGCGAACTAAGCGAGCTAAACGCACAAAAAAGCGAGCTAGAAGCAAAGATAGCTGAGCTAAAAGCCAAAGCTATCGAGAAAGCGGACGGCAGGGAGCAGGCGCACTTTGGGCTAAGCGTGTATAAGATCAACCGCAAAGCACAACCTGACTACAAGGGATACTGCGAACACATGGGCTACGATGTGCCAAGCGAGTTTATCCGCCCTGAAAGCTCGAGCTGGGCGGTTAGAGTGTGAGAATTAGAAACGAGTTTAGCCGTTTTATGCACGGCGTCGTTTTAAAAGAGCTTTGGGCGTTGCGTTACTTAGAGATTAGAGAGCTCCACGTAGCGATACGCCCTTTTTATTTGGCATTTGACACCCTCAAGCAAGTGTTAAAACGCCTTGATACCGACTACCCAAAAGACAAAGAGGGTAAGCCGCTAAGCTACACGAAGCTAAACAACGAGGAAGTTTTGAGCCATATTGCCTTTATTGAACGGCTTATGAGCGAGAACCACCACGAAGCAAACTACCTAAAAGAGATGAAATAACCCAACTGTCAAGTTTTATTTGACAGTTGAAAACACGACTACATAAAGGATAAAAGATGAATAAAGTAATCATGATAGGACATTTAGCTCGCGATATAGAGCTAAGATATACGCAAAGTCAAATGGCGATAGGCAAAACCGCTATCGCCGTAACTCGCAAATACACACTGAACGGTGAAAAGAGAGAAGAAACGTGCTTTATTGATCTT